ATATCTCATTCTATAAAAATAATTATTAGTCTTCAAATCCTGAGGAGCAGTTTGATCACCCACTCCATCAACAATATATTCAATCCATCTCTCAAAGAATTTGATAGGAGTATAATCACTTGAATCTACATAGAAAGTGAAGTCCGTTTGCTCCTCAAAGATTCTTCGGTATGCGTGTCTCTCAGTAACACCATGAAAATCATTTGTTATCTCAGTCGTAGCCAAAGAAGAACCTGGAAGAGATACTTCTGAGCATAATAAATTTAAATCTCTTTCTCGAATACCTAACCAACTAGAAAGTCCAGGAGGAATTCCAATCTTCACCTCAAAGAAAGAGGTTAATGATGGTTTAAGTAGAGTAGACTTGATTGTTGCTATTGAAGTCTTGGTTCCCATTTATAAATAATTTTTACCTTATATAATATATATGGCTGAAAGTAAGAAAAGTATTTACAAACCTAGATTTCCTAAGAAATATAAGGGTGATATATCTAATATCATATGCCGTAGTAGTTGGGAAAATAAATTTTGTAGTTGGTGTGACCTGAATGAAAATATTATAGAGTGGGGAAGTGAGGAGTTTTTCATTCCATACCGTGCTCCTGATGGTAAGACTCGTCGTTACTTTCCAGACTTTATAATCAAAGTAAAGGAAAGTAATGGTCAAATTAAAACCTATGTGATCGAAGTTAAACCTGCCAAACAAACACGACCACCTAAACCAAGAAAAAAAGTGACTCAATCATATATCTACGAATGTAAAACCTATGCAACTAACCAAGCCAAATGGAAAGCAGCAGATGAATGGTGTAAAGATAAGAGAGTTGAATTTAAAATTATCACAGAAAAAGAATTAGGTATCCATCATGGCAGATGATAATAGAATCAGAGAATTTCTTAGTGATTTAAACAATAGAACCAATGATTCAGAAGAAATGATGCTGGAGATCATGGAAGTTCTTAATCAAACTGTAGAACCCATCCCTGAGGTAGGAAAGTTCTATACCTTTGTATACAATGCTAAGACTCCTGGTGAAACCTATGATCAACATCCTTTGATCGCATGTACTTCATTAGAAAGATGGGGATTCCGTGGTCTTAACTTTCATTGGCAGAAATATAGGAACTATACATGGGAAGAACTAGCAGGACAACTGTATGTGGTTCAATATAATGAACTTGATGACCTTCTTGCCATCCCCTATGCTAAATATATACTAAATCCTCCCTAAATAATTAAAAAAATAATATAAATGTCATCAGCAATCTCAGGACCAGTATATCAAAGCGGGAGTTTTGGTTCAGCAAAAGCATTTAAAGTGCCTGGATTAGGTAATGAAAAATATTGGATAAAAGTAGGTAGAGTTGCACCTAATGTAGGTAAGGTAGAAGTTTGGAATGAAGAGATGCTACAATTAGATTCACGTATTGGTGTATTAGATTCTGCATCAGATCAATGGACATTTAATGAAGGCAGTGGTGGAGTTGGTTTAAGAAAAGTAGATGGAAAATTTGTAGATGAAAGAAAAATTTTCACCGATCCTGCAATAAAGAAATTCATACTTGACGCTAGTAAACAAGTGGTAATTGAAGGGGAACTTGGAGATGGAGAAAGAAGTGAAGAGACAGTGGCAAAAGCAGAGAAAGAAGCTAATGAAGTATTAAAACAAAATAAAGAAGTTGTTAAGGATAAATTATCTGATGAATTAAATGACAAAGGAGGTAAAGATAGATTTGGAACAAGAAGGGAGTTTGGTAATTTTGTATACCCCGAAACACTCAGAAAAACTGAACAGGATGTTATCAAATTTACAATACTTCAATACCAACCTAAAGGATTTAAAGCAAGAGAAAATAGTTTAGATTTCTTTGGTGAGAGAAATGTAATGAAAGGCAGAAAACCAGTGGGAACAGTAGTTCTTCCTATTCCTGGTGGTATAGGTGATTCTAATTCATGTGATTGGGGGGAGAATTCTATGACTGCTATGCAAGCAGCTATTGCTAACATTGGTTTAAGTTTCCTTACAGGAACAGACCTAGCACAGCAAATAGGAGCAACTGCAAAAGGAGCTCAACAGAATAAAGATGATATTAAAGAAGCTTTATCTAACTCTATTGTTGAAGCAGCAACAGGTGGTCAAGGAGCAGCACTTCTTCAAAGAACAAAAGGAGTAATAATGAATCCTAATATGGAATTATTATTTAAAAAACCTCAACTCAGACCATTTACCTTTACATTTAAATTAGCTCCTCGTAGTAGAACTGAAGCAATACAAGTAATCAATATCATCAGAACATTTAAACAATCTATGGCTCCGATAAGAAGTCAATCCAATCTATTCTTAAGAACTCCACATACATATCGTCTGCAATATATGTCAAGAGGAAAAGTTCATCCATATCTAAACATGTTTAAAGAATGTGCTCTCACCAATTTAAATATGAAGTATACACCTGATGGAAATTATGCTACCTATGAAGATGGTGTCATGACTGCATACGAAATGACTATGCAATTCAAAGAACTCGAACCAGTATTTAATGATGACTATGAAATGAGTGCTTCATCCACAATTGGACAAGATACTGATTTAGATTGGGATAGTTCTAATTCAGGTGCAGGAAAAATGTCAACTAAAATAGGATACTAAGATGTCAAGTTATTTTAAACAAGTTCCAGACTTTGATTATGTTAGCAGACTACCTGATGCTAAAATATCTGACTATATTACTGTCAAAAATCTTTTTAAGAGAGGTAAATTAGCAGATGATATTTTTCAAGATCTAACTGTCTTTACTAAATATGAAATTAGAGGTGATGATAGACCAGATAATGTTGCTGATAAAGTTTATGACGACCCTGATTTAGACTGGATTGTCCTTCTCTCTAATAATATTATTAATATTCAAAGCGAGTGGCCAATGCCTCAAAGAGATTTTGATAGATATCTATTAGATAAGTATGAAACCTATGAAAAACTTAATGATGTTCACCATTATGAAACACTAGAGTGTAAAAATCTTACAGGTGCAGTGGTTGTTCCTAAAGGTTTATGGGTAGAATCAGATTACTCTGTTACCTATTATGATTGGTATGCAGGAGTAGAAATTACCAAATCATCTTCAGATATAGTGGTGTCTGTTACTAACTATGAGTATGAAGACAAAAAAGAAAATGAAAAAAGAAATATTTACATACTTAAACCCAAGTATTTAAACATTATAAAAGATGATTTAAAGGAAATGATGCAATATAAAAAGGGTTCTACCCAATACTTGGATAAAACCCTTAAAATTGCAGAGAATATTAGATTATATCAATAATCATTCCTCAGCTAGTTTCTGAAAATACTTCAGTGCATCATCTTCATCTTCACTGGATGAACTAACAGCAGCAGTCACTGTTGCTTCTGCTTTACGTGTCTCAAAACTAGGAGTAAATGATCCACGACTGTTATCCTCATTAAAAACCTCTTCATCTACACGACGAGCAGGTTGTTTATGTCCTAGAACATAATCCAAACGCTTCTTCAGGTCATCATATGACTTGAATTGGTCTGGTGCAGTTACAGCAGCAAGTGAATACTGCTTCTTCCACAATGCTTCTAGAGCATCATCATCTTCTAAGAGAGGAGATACTTTATCGAACTCTGACTTATCATAGTTCCAATAACCATCCTTCTTAACGATCTTCAACTTGAAGTTTGCACCTTGCCAGAAGTCAAAAGGATTAATCGGTGACTCATCCTCAAACTCAGGCTGCATTGCTTCCATAACTTTATCAAAGATCTTCTTACCAAACTTGTAGAGGAATACTCCACCCTCATTCTGAGGATTGGTAGGGTCTTTGACGACATAGACGTTTGCATAGTAAGAAAGCTTACGCTTCTGTCTACGAACAACATCCTTGTCTGATTCATTACCACTGTTCCAGAGTTCACGATTGTGCTCTGATACAGGATCCTTGCCACCAGTAGTGGTCAAAGAGTTTTCAATATACCAACCACCTGGTCCTTGGAATGCATGTGAATACACTTTTGCCCAAGGGATATCTTCCCCTTCTGGTGCTGGTAAAAAACGGAGAACGGCATAACCGTTACCTGTTTTATCTACTTCTGGTTTCCAGAGTCTTTCATCTGCTCCACCACTAGTAGTGTTCATCTTCTCCACTTCTTTAACTAGTTTTTGAGTTAAAGATCCTAGAGAGGATTGTTTTTTTAAGTCGTTAAATGACATTTAGTTTGTTTTTAGATTTGGCTTGTGTGTACCTATTATAAAAGATTTAAAGATCCTTGTCAATCTGTTTTTTCATCATGTCTACTGCCTGAGACATATTATTAAAGAGAGAACTCATATCCGTTCCTGATGGAAGTCCCATCATAGATGCAGATTCTATAATTCTATCTTTCATTTCCTTAGCAGAAGGATCGTCTGATAAACTCAAACGAGTATAAAGAATCCTCTGTTTTTCTAAAAGTCTTTCAAGAATTTCTACATGATATTTCTTATCTTCAGGTTTCATTGTAGGAAACTTGAAGACATTACCATATATTTCTTCCTGAAGTTCATTGATTTCGGCCATTTCAGCACGAACAACTTCGGAGTCGAAAAAACTCATAGGACAGTCTCTTTTAGAATCTTTTTGTAACGGGGTACATCTATATTTAGGAAGGGACTGTACTTTTTTATCTTACGACTGACGGTTTCCCACACAGGGTCGTTTAACTTTTTGTCCCAATCCTTTCTGTACTCTAATATTCTATCACATATCACCATAGTTTCAAGTGATACCTTCCCACCCAAGTATTCTTTAAGAATAGTAGGATGACGAGGAGGATCTACTGCAAACATAGCACCAAAATTATCATCAGCAAAAAGATTACTAGTTTCTTCTTTAAAAATATAAGAAAGAGACTGTACCTTTTTCTGCCACTCTTGGTATCTTCCTTCA